GCCTCAGCGAGGACAATGAATGCTGACAAATGTTTTCAAGCCCAGCTCAACCGCTGTTTTCTTGTGGAGGAATCTAACCTCTTTTGTTTTATTCATATAATTGCCCTCGGGGTTTGTTACGGGTGGTCCTTCCCGGTCTTTCAACACACTATTGGTAGCTTTATCTCGCCACCCAATACCCGATATGCGCAAGGATTTCAAGCCTCGCGCATAATCGTGATATGGGCGGTCACAGTAATCAGCAGAGCGTCTCTGTGACTATAAGTGACATTCTTCCCGTACCTATTAAAGTACTAGTATTGTGTGTACCATTTGGCGGAGCCCTCGATGGTCACAAAAGTGCCATCAATGCCCCGCCTGCCAGCTTCCCGAGCTGGCTAATTGCTGCTGTTCCCACCTCGCTCGCAATTGGCGACAAGGTGTCAACGATCGTCTTCGCGATCCCAGGGGCCGACGAAGCGGAATTGGACGCGAAACGCATCACCTCGAGCATTGGCTCGATGGTGTTCTTATCAGCTGGCTGCAACGCCTTTGGCGAAGCCAACGTAAGCAAATTGTACCCAGCGAGCTCCCAATTACAGGTGACTTGCCACGAGTAATTCTGTTGGAGAGTCGACGGGTTGTTGAGCCAGATCCTAATGCCAACATCCGTGAGATTGACATTCGCCACATCAACTGGGACCGACGCTGTCGCTAAACTGGTACAATGCCAGTACGCACAATCTTCCGGTTTCGGGATCCAAGTGATCTTCAGCTCGCCTAGATTGGCGGCCTGCGAGATAGTGTAGGACGGCAAATCAGCAAACACAGTTTGCACACTGCCAAGTGCTTGCAACGCCGGATTGTCCGAATTGCTTGGCTGCACCCAGGTGACGTCGCCTGTGCGATTCCCCAAGGCTGTGATGTTGATGATCCTGATTCCCATGGACACCAGCTTCCAGCGTGTATGCCCTGCATTGCCAGATGCCGCCATGAAAGGTAGCGTCTGGTCATATCCTCCCAGCAACTCCAATGAGAGCGGGAGAGAAGCGACGGTGTTGCTGACGGAAGCATATTGCCCCAGTGTGAGAGTCGTGACAACTCCACATGTGGGGTTGTAGGTCAGCGGAACCAACGAATCGACAACTGCCAATGGCCCAACGGCATAGTTGTCAACGTTGATGCCCTGCAGCTGCGCATGATACGCAGGGCCGTCCATCGCGTTGATGGACGACGCATTTCCATGTCCACCAAAGAGAGTGATCTCCGCAGTGGTGTTGCCAGCCACCGCATACGCAGTAGCTGTGTTCGTGGTGGTGGCCGTGGACGACATCATGGTCGGCACGGGATTGTAGTTCACAGGATTCCTGCTGCCAGTCCCACCCCAAGGGTTCGCCAAAGAATCCACGTACTGCTGCAATCGAGCAGTCAACTTGACATGCTTAGCAGCTTGCGCGGTGGCTTTGAACTTCCGTCCCGTAGCCTTCTTCTTGTTCATCAAGTCCGGCCGTGTGTACGACAACGGCGGTGCCGTCATCTTGCGCGTCAGGCTCTTGTCGAACTTCGCAATCTCCCGAAGATCAGGAGTCGCTGGGTCCCTAAATTGCAAGTCGCCTCTCTTCTTGCCCTTTCGGCTCGACTTTGACGTCTCTTCAAACTGCCGCGCCTCCGCCGCACGAGACACTTGCTGCTTTTGTTTCTTAGCAACCACTGCGGGCGCCGGTTTGGGCTTGTCTTTTTGCGGAGGAATGTTCTTCATCTCGTCTCGCGCTGCGATCTTGATGTCAGCTATTTCTCTCCAGGAAAGTTCAACCACTGCTCTATGTAGAGGAGTCGTCGTATAAAAATGAGGCTTGTTTAAAAGCAAAGCCTACCTCACCAAAAACAAAGTTTTTGTTGGAGTTATCGATAGGGGCGGGTGGCAACCACCCACTCCAACTCAAAAGAGCCACGACATCTGCAATGGTCACGCAACTTCCCTCCACGGGTTGAAGCCAACGCATCTCATCCAAAAATTGCCCAAAGAATACCTCTGAGTAGGGCTTAGACATGAGCTTGTACAACGTGCGCCCCCAATTACTAGGAATCGCCACGGGACCACCAACGTAGAGGTGCGAACAGAAGTCGAATGGCTCACCCTTGGCTGCGGCCCGTCTGTCTGTGACGACAAGGCCCAGTTTGGTGTAGTCCTTCGGACAACTATCTACTATTGCATCATCACCCATGTACGCACCAAACACCTCTTCGTGTAGTTCGAGGGGTGTGGCGACGTAGTTTGTGATGCCTCTCATGTTGGAATTATTGAACGCTGTAAGAAAACGTCCAGACAACTGTTTGCAAACTTCCGGAACATTCAGGGTTGCCACATCAACTTCATCTCCTTCGAGAGTGAAAGCATGTAGCTTCCCATCTTCCGACAACGTAAGCACGTACATCTCACCATTTGATAGCACGAATACAGCATGCTGACACAAATACTCGAGATTTCGGATCATGTTCTCCCACAGCCCCCACGCATGCGTAACGTTCACAAGAACTTGTGTGTTCGCTTCATGGACTACTGCTGGGCACGACCCATCCCAAGCTGCAACGTCATTGCTCTCGGCTGGCTTGTGCGCGCGCT